GGCGTTCCAACCCTGCAGCCAATGCAGGACCCGCCAAGGCAGCTCGTTAGAGGGCTACTTGTTCCGTCGCGAAACGCGATCTTGCGACACACCAAGTCGGTGTCCAAGATGACTTTTGACCAGTTTATCGCCCCTTTTGGTGGATCCAAGAAGGCCCGGTATATCAAAGCTTATGAGTCATTGCAAGTTGATCCGATTTGCAAGCGCGATGCCTACCTATCCACCTTTGTCAAGGCGGAGAAGTTGGATTTCTCAGCTGATGACGATCCTGATCCTAGGATCATCCAACCCAGGAGTCCCCGATACCTGGTTGCGCTAGGGATGTACATTCGAGCCATCGAACCGGTTTTGTTTAAAGCTATCAACAAGATGTTTGGACGAAAAACCGTGATGAAGGGGTTAAATGCCGATCAAAGGGGCATGGCCTTGTGGGCCGCCTGGAGTGAATTCCGGCGGCCAGTCTCAAAAGATTTTGATGCCAAACGCTGGGATCAGACGATGAGTGTTCCAATCCTGGAGGAGGAGCATGGCACTTATACGTCTATGATCCAAGAGCGTGAGCTTCAAGATCTTCTCAACATGCAGTTACACAATACTGGCTTTGTTCGTTGCGCTGACGGAGAGATACGTTACTCCGTCAGCGGTCGCCGCTGTTCAGGCGACCCGAACACTGCCTGTGGTAATGTTAACGTTATGTGCCAGTGTATGCATGCCTTCATCCAGACCCTCCCTTGTAAAGTCGCCCTATTGAACGATGGCGATGATTGCATCCTCATCTGTGAGGAGGAAGACCAGCACCACCTAGATGGGTTGCCGCAGTTCTTCCAACAGCTGGGGATTACCATGAAGCCCGGGAAAACGTCACGTATCCTGGAGCAAGTGGACTTTTGCCAATCGAGACCTGTCCAGGTGTGTCTGGGGAAGTGGAGAATGGTAAGGGATCCGCGCGCCTCTCTGACTAAGGACTCCTATTCTGTCAAGACGATCATTTCTGAATCCGACTGGAATTACCACCGTGCCGCAATATCCGAATGCGGGATTGCTTTGGCCGGTGATTTACCAGTGTTGGGTCATTACTACTCGATGTTAGGTCGGGGGTTGGATATTGACGCCGTGTCTAGGCGAG